CCAGGAGACAGGATACGAGATCCTGCCTGGAATCCGAATAAGCTAGGTGAGGGTAAAGAAAATATTTTTTACCATTCACCGAATGTCAATACAGCAGATACTTATGTTTTACGTAAGTTAACTGCGGTCACAGATTCTGGTAATAAATCCAGAACGGTAGCTATACCTGACTACTGGACTCAGTGTTTATTAACACCTTTTGAGGACAGGGTAATAGAGGTACTAAAAATCATGTATCCATCATGCTCGAATATATTCGACCATGCAGGTGGATTTGAGAAACTTAAAAAGTTCATTAGAGAGGGTACCCGCTCTACTGACGCAGTTTCTTGGACTGACACATTTAGTGTCAGGTTTCAAAGCCCTCACGTAGTGAGCCTTTTTGGAAAGGAGTTCAATGAGAACTGGTTGAAACTAGTAGTACGCTGTAAATGGTCACTGAATGGTACAAGTAAGCTTGTACGATATCTGACTGGCCAAGGTATGGGAACGAAAGGTTCCTTCGCGATAGCTTCTTTAGGCTATCTATCCTTAATAGAATTTTTATTAACCAAGAAATATCCTGAGTTAATAAAAAGAGATGTAAACGGTGTCATTACCAATCTTGAAGAACTCTTCAATGAAGTGGGTGACGACCTTTGGAATCAAGATCCTATGGGTTTGATTCAAAAGAGTCTTGTGGAGGACGCTGGTCTGAAGATCAACCTCTCCAAGTCAAAGATTGCGACTAAAGAAAATTTAGTCGGTGAATTTGTTTCACGTAACTTAAACTTTGGAAACGACGTTTCCAGAATCAGTACGAATCTTTGTAAGAATGCTGAAGAGAACATATTCTACTTCACCAATCTTTTTATTCATATAAATGAGAGAGTCCCATCTTTCGATTGGACATCATTTATGAAGAAAGTTTACAATCTTTCTAAAAATGGCAAACCTTTATTTCCTGACCACATATGGATCAGTTATTATCGGGCCTTAATTGTTGACAGAATCATTCGAAAGGATGATTCATTCAGTCAATTATTAATTGCTATTGAAGCTACACTTCCCCAAACCTTAGTAGGGGGTGACTTTGTACAAAATCTACGGACAAGATTGAAAATCAAGTCCATAAAGGTTCTGCGTCTAACGCTAACACTAATGGAGTGTGAGTATATGTACTCGAGAATAATCTCTAGCGTAGAAAGTGGTAAAGAGTTCCTAGGAAGATTTCCCTTCGGAACTTTTACTAAGGTATTAAACGGATCATATTTTAACGTAGATTATGTTAAACATATGGATTCCTTTCACAACTTGTCTCAGCTGTATATGTACACTAAGATCAAGGAATCTACCGCTCCAGCCATTTTCAAGCTTTCGCTTGGGACCGATGCTGATATTCAGGCAACAAACCTGGACAGTGTATTATTAGTGGCAGAAATGCTACAAGACACACTGGCTGACATCTTCGATCAGTGTTTTTATGATAAGGAACAACGAAAGTTGAACCTAGCAATGAAAACACGTATTGATAGAAGCTACTCTCTCCAAAAGGAATTATTCCAGGAAAGAGAAAAGGAAGGAAC